CCACCTTCCTCTTCCGGAATACGGTCAAGATTTTCAAGTTCCCTGATATCGTTGGCACTCATCCAGCCATTCTGTCTGCCAATGGCATAACCATTCATACGGCTCTGATAATCGCCACGGAGCAACCCATCCACATTGAACTTGACAAAATACCTCGTTTTTTCATCCGCAGAAAATAAGGAACGGACAATCGCCTGTTCCCACCTTGCAACCCAAGGGTCTAAGGTATATTTCACGAACTCCAAAGACTGCTGCTCTATATTAGAAAAGCTCGACTTTTCCAAATCGCCGACCATGTGTGGCGGAACTCGGAAAATTCGAGCTATTTCATTTATCTGAAATTTTCTTGTTTCCAAAAACTGTGCTTGTTCCGGACTAATGGAAATCGGTGTGTACTTCATTCCCTCTTCCAGAACTGCCACTTTATTTGCATTGGAACTTCCACCAAAGGCAGATGTCCAACTCTCCCTTACCCTCTGTGGGTCCTTTACGGTTCCCGGATGCTCCAATATACCACCCGGTGTGGCACCATTTGCAAAGAATTTTGCACCATACTCTTCACAGGCAATCGCCATACCAATCGCATTCTTCGCCATTGCGATCGGAGAATATCCAACCAAGCCATCAAATCCAAGACCGGGAATATGAAGAACATCCGATGGTTTCAGATTGACCGTGTTTCCTTTCATGGTCGGTGCATCATCCTTACTGGTGTTGTACTGATAATAAAGCTGTCCCTTCTCATCCCTGTCCACCGTCATTCGGTTCGGCATCAAAGGATACAACGCAATAATCTCTCCCTTTCCATTACGGATAATCTGGGCATAAGCATTTCCCCACAGGAGCAAATGCGTCATCAATGTTTCCCTGAATACAAAGGAAGTCATTTCCGGATTCGGCTCATCATGAAGCAAAAAATAAAGCGGATGTTTGACCGCTTTTTCCTTGCCTCCATCTCCGTTGTATTTGTACACATGAAGTGGAAGACTTGCCACCGCCTCTGATAAGATACGCACACAAGAATACACCGCTGTCATCTGCATGGCAGAACGTTCATTGACATTCTTACCGCTGGAACTACCACCGATGAAGAATCGATAAGCACTGCCAGATGTGGCATTCTGTGGCTTATCTCTTGATTTAAAAATTCCACTTAATATACCCATAATCATCAATCCTCCTAAAAAATGAGCATAAGAAAAGCACCTACCATTTCTGATAAGTGCAATCTAATTAGTCTATATAATATTGATTCAATCAAAATTTTAATTCCGTTTGTGATACTACTCCCAGTTTATCTTGGACTTCTAACGGAAATTCTTTAATAAATTTCTTAATTACCTTTGGAAATGCATGGAACAAAATAAGCTTTGTATCATCATTTACTGTATCATTAATTAATTCCCTAATAGCTTCTTTGTCAGAATGAAAACTCCAATCCGGCGATGACAATTTATGTACACTATTAAACTGGCAATTTCCCAATGTTTCTTCCAAATTTTTTGCTAATGCCAATGGTCCCGTTAAATACATATCCATACACGAAGTGTCACTAATTTCTTCAATTGCTTGGATATCATTCAATGTTACCAAATACATTATTCTTTTCTCATTGTATCCATCAAATTGTTCAATCGCCGAAATAGGATAAAGGCGTTGTGTTTCAGCATAATTTATACCCGATTTGCCAATCACATGTTCCACAAATGGGTCACCCTTATATTCTGGTAACAACCAATTTCTTAACACATTCCTTAGCAGATAAAACAATTCATCATTCATAATAAACAGCCAATCTTTATGCTCATCAATTGCCATTCTGAATAATCGAATATACACATTAAACAGCATTTCTGCCCCTCTACTAACAAATATTTGATTGTGTTCCGAACTCAATATGCTTTCTGCTACAGCTTCAAAATCTTTATCCGTAATCGCAAAATCACCACGCGGAACCAGTGCACAATCTGTAATTATTGACTTATTAGCCTTACCAGTATGGTTAATGACTCTTTGGAATTTATCCGAAAAATCATAAAAGCCATTTAACAAACAAATATCGCCCGGATAAATAACAACTTCACCATAGCACTTATATTTTAATCCATATGCACCAGGGCAATGATAACTATCAAAAAATTCAATAGTATTATTAATATATGAACGTTCTTTAATACTTTCAATCAGAACAGCATTTTTCAATAGGCGCCGTTTGTCATCTACATCTATACCTCTTAAATTGAGTAAATATTCTAAAGTTATGCCGGACAGAATGACCGGAACCTCTCTCTTCTTCAAAAAACCATACAGCCCACCAGAGTGATCTCTATGAAAATGAGACATGAAAATAAAATCCACATCAGAGATATTATCCTCCTCAACTTCAAATCCTGTGTCTAACAGAATATTTCCTTTTTCACACTTCAACATCAAGGCCGTCGATGAAATATCGCACGCAACGCTTTTTATAGAAATAGGTTTCCCTAAATGTACATATGGCGGCTTATGTCTTACAATATTCCAATATTTATAGGATTCTGCAATCTTAATTGATGTAAAATTTGCTCTTGAACCTGAAACCATTGGATACCATCCTGTATCCTTAGTGATTTCTTCTCTATCTTCAAACAATATATCTCTCATTTTTAACGAAGGAGTGGTATAAATATAAGCAATATTATAGTGAAATGCTTCACTATCAAAAACATAATCATAAAACGTAATGTATTCTATACACTCAGAATCTACTCCATATCTTTTTTCCATATATGCAAAAAAAGAGTCTATCGAGCATGCTTTTGCATGTTCTTTGAGCAGAGCAGTTTTTGCACGCTTCATTGAAGCAAATAATGGCTTATTTTTCACTTCATATTCCCTGAAACTCATGGCATCCTCCGGTTCTTACATCTTTATGACACATAAAGCTCTATCTTATTTCGTATATCTCTCTTGCACACCATACGACAAAATCTATTATAAATCCTTCTGAATTAAAAATCCATACATACCGCCTCATACAAATAAAATTCCTCTTTCGTCATACACGCTTCCTTGCTTCTGCACCTGATTTCGAATACATCTGTCCAAAGCCATAATCGCCGCTACAATCCCATCAATCTTCTCTTTCGATCTTGCCTTAGTCACCTTAATATTCCCGGCCGGATCAGTATCAATCACAACATTACCTGCCATCCAACGAAGCACCGGATGACCGCCATGCACCATATTCCCCTCCATCAAAATCTTATAAAACTCCTTGGTCGGAGCTGACATACTGCTATATCCCTGTCCAAAAGGCACTACGGTAAATCCCATGCCTTCCAAATCCTGCACCATCTGTGTAGCTCCCCATCGGTCAAATGCAAGCTCCAAAATATGATACTTTTCTCCCAGCTCCTCAATGAACTTTTCAATAAAATCATAATGGATTACATTCCCCTCAGTAGACATCAGATATCCCTGACGCTCCCACACATCATAAGGAACCGAATTGGCTTTCACTCTCTGTGGAATGGTCTCTTCTGGCACCCAAAAGAACGGAAGCAGAATGTACTTCTCCTCATCATTCCTTGGCGGAAACATCAACACAAATGCCGTAATATCGCCTGTACTGGATAAGTCCAATCCACCATAACAATCTCTTCCCTCCAGAGACTTCAAATCAATTTCTTCGTTTCCTCTCTGATAAATCTGGTCTGGAATCCATGCAGTTGTACTGGACACCCACTGGTTCATACGAAGCCAACGGAATGTAATCTCATCCGCCGGATTCTGCTTCGCCTCACGATAAGCATCACGAAGCCTTTCAATATCCACCGTATAACCCAACGAAGGATTCACCTTATACCAGTTTGCCTCATCTTCCCAATCCTCATCATCCTTAAGTCCATAGACCACAGGGTAGAATGTAGGATCCACACGCCTTCCTTCCAAAATATCAATTGCTTTCGTATGTAACTCATAAGCAATGGAATGTCTGTCCGTACCGGCTGTAGTAATAATGAAGTGTAAAGGATTTTGTCGGGCATCCGAAGAACCCTTTGTTAATACGTCATATAACTGTCTGTTCGGCTGAGTATGAATTTCATCAAACACAAGTCCCGATACAGAGAAGCCATGTTTGCCACCAACTTCTGCGGAAAGCACCTGATAATACCCAGCATTTCCATAATTAACAATTCGCTTTGTAGCTCCCATGATTTTGGAACGCTTCAACAGTGCCGGTGACATTTCCACCATCTGTCTTGCCACATCAAATACGATACTTGCCTGCTGTCTGTCAGCCGCCGCACCATACACTTCTGCAGAAGGTTCATTATCTGCATATAGTAAATAGAGTGCAATGGCTGCTGCCAACTCCGACTTCCCCACCTTCTTACAGATTTCCACAAAAGCAGTACGAAACTGTCTGTACCCATCCGCTTTCACAATTCCAAAAATATCTCGAATCAACTGCTCCTGCCAAGGCAATAACCAGAATCTCTTGCCCGCCCATTTACCCTTAGTGTGACATAAGTTCTCAATAAATTTTACTGCACGATCAGCTTTCTCTTTATCATAGTGAGAAGTTGGAAGCATAAATTTGCTCGGCTGATAATTCTTAAGTTTCGGATAATCCTTTGGTCTTGTTTCCCTTGCCATTAAGAATCACCCCCAAGCAATGCCTCCATCTCATCCTCAGACTCTTTGTCCGCACTAACCGCTGCCATAATCCTTGTCCTGGCAGAAGGTGTCAGACCAAACTCTGCTGCCGCCTGCAACATCAGCTTCTGGTTGGTATTTGCAATCCCAACCCATGGTGTCTGCTGCTGGTAACCTTTCTCTGTCTCAAAAGTAGAACCACCTAAATCAATGTGTTCCTGTGCTTCCTTCCAACGGGCATAGGACTGACAATAGGCTGCAAATGCCGCCATATCCACTTCCGTCAATACACCCATCTGATTCAACTTCTCACTCAAACGCTTCCACTCTAGCTTAGCCTCTGGAAGCAACCACTCTGGACAGACAGGCATTCCCTTTTCTGGCTTCGGCTCTTTTGTATTCAGTTTTCTCTTACCAGGATTGCCTTCCAGTTCCTTAATCGCTGTAGGCTTTGGCTTTCTACCTGCCATTGGAATCCCCTCCTTCCATAATTTTCGCACAATAAAAGGACCTCCGAAGAAGTCCTTTCAGTTACTCTTTATAACTATTCATTTTTACAATTTTGTTTCTCAAGGAAATTCGTTGTATGTTTCACACATGTCTTCCAAAGTTTCACTCCAAAATAATCCAGCAAGAATTCCGGAAAAGCACTTAAAACGAATACTCTGTTTTTCCGAATCTCCTTCTCCTCTAATTTAAGGATTTCAAGAGGATTTATTTTTTCTACATACTGATCATAACTAATAGTTCCTGCTTGATTCACAAGACATGAAAGTCTCATCGAAAATACCTCAATCACATCTTTCCATATTTCAAAACTATACGTATTAAACTGAGGATAAATAGAATGTTCTGCAGATAAGAATTTGTAATTTCCTAAATCTTCAAGCATAACAAAACAATTATCCTTTTTTCCGCATACTCCCGACTCAAAATCTCTAAGTGCTTCTACCATCGGATAACTGATATATAGCTTTCCATTTTCCGTTTCATTATCAAAACTTATCAGCATCTGGTCGAGCACATTTTCATCATCATCCTCAGCAAGATTATTTTGATGTCCATCATAATCAAAAAAGAGATATACCTCAGAAAAATCATCTCTGCTAAGTCCAGCCAACTGTTCTTCGAGCTCTTTATGTTCCTCTCTTAGCACTTCTATGATATCTGTATCGAAATCATCTTCCTTCAATTTCTTCCAAAGCATATAGATATTTTGTCCTGCCGGAAGTGTAATTATCTTGAAATTTCCGTGGGCAAAAAACACTTTGGAAATATTATCAATGATTAAAGGTTCTCTGGCTTCTCCCTCGACTATGAATGCTTTATAGTCTCTATCAGCCATTAAACGCACCTGCCTTATACATTTTCTGAAGATTATGAGCCTGGCGAAGTTCCTTCTCCGTTAATTCAGGAATCGCCTTAATTTTATTATCTTTTAAGATGAAATAACAATCAGGTCTCAGCAAATCATTACTCATAAGATCCGTGTTATGCGTAGTTGTAAATATCTGTACGCCCTTTATTTCTTTTAAACGCTTTTCTACACTTTCAGATAATTCAAAATGATAAAATGCATCAAACTCATCAATAAATACAAATGATGCCTTCTGCATTCTTATATACCAATAATAAAAGAGTGCAAGAGACTTTGTTCCAGTAGAAGCAATCTTAAAGAAGTTCGCATCTTGATTTTCAAAACGACAATAAATTGCCTTTCTGCCATCCACTTCACAAGCATACAAGTCATACACGATATCGTTCTCTTTAAGGAACTCTTGGAAATCTTCAACCTTTCCACTGTTTACGATGCCTTCAGCTATCCCTTCAGTTCCATTCATAAAACCTTCGTATCCTCTGCTATCCAAAGAATAGAAAAGCAGCATACGATCCACAAAATCAATAAATTGCTTAAACACCTGATTTTCCGTATTATCAGTTAATATGGAATTACTGTTTACATACTTTACTCTTGATATTGGACTCTCGCTCTTGATAGTAGCATTTAACGTATCAGAACCCTCCAAGAGTGTAAATCCTTCTCTCGTTACAAAGTCATAGTATATAACTTCTTTATCATCAATTGAGAGACTCTCATCTTGAAGCGTATTTACATCTGTCTTTCTGTATTTATAGATTACCTCATGTTCCTCAAAAGCAAATACATATTCAA